GGCCGTATTCACATACAATGGCGTCAGTGCCACCTCGGCTGCCTCGATCACCGAGGACACCGACTTCTCCATCGTCTGCGGAGTCGACGGCACGAATGTCTACGTCATCCTAGACGGCGCCGCTGCCGTCACAGCGACGATGCCGGCGTTCGCGCCCTACCTCGATTGGCAGCGCATCCCGGACCTCTACATCGGCAACGACGAGGACCCGTCTGCGGGCAAGGGCTTCCACGGCTACCTCACGAAAGTCGACTTCTTCGACTACGCGGTTTACGCCGACACCTCGACGTCCCTGAACCCTGCGTTCAGCCTCGACGTCACGGCCGACTACCTGCGCGACAGCAGCCGCAACCGGATCGCGCTCGCGGCCGTCACCCACGGCACCACTGAGGGCCACCCCGCCTACGCACCAGGGCCGCTCACGGACCAGGACCACGTTGGCGTCGAGTCGGGCGTTGTCATGGGGCCGGCCGCCCTCGGCTACACAGGGATCTACAAGGAGCCAGTCGGCGCCGACCTCAGCAGCATCCGCGTCGGCGACCGGGCGTTCGTCCACAGCGGCGATTCGGTCCATGTGTTCAACTCAGAGCTTTCCAAGGTTCGGCCGCTTGGCCTCCCCGAACCCGAGGCCGACGTCAGCGTCCAGAGCCTCTCGACGGGAGCCCTGGATGGGGTATACGACTACGGCTACCGCTGGGTCAGCCAAGACGGCACCCGTGGCCCCATCAAGCGCCTGAAGCCTGTCAAGGCGACCGGCGCCGCATCAGTGCTCATCGGCGCGGGCGACGCGGCCGGTACAGAGGAGCGCCGGGAGTTGGGCGAGTCCTATGGCCTTGCCGAGTCTGGTGCAGCCGAGCACTTCACCCTAACCGACAGCACCGACGGCATCGCGGCCACCGACGGCGACGGCATCTCAGTCGAAACCTACCTCCGGTTCCCTGACTTCGACGACCTTGAGGAGTCCATCTTCGACCGGGGTTCGACGGCCGACTTCTCCGACGAGCCGACGCTCTGCCTAGAGCCGGACAACCCAATCGACCTGAACCCCAACGGCGACTGGACGATGCAGCTCGCGTTCAGGTACAAGGCATCCGGCGAAGGCACCTACAACAACCAGGGCCTCCTCGCAATCGGCCACGAAGACCCAGGGCCAACCACCCGGTCGTTCATGGTCTACCTGGACGCCGACAGCACCTACGGCGGCGAGTCCGGCGGCCCACCTCGCCTCGTTGTTGCCCGCAGCCTTGGCCTCAAGGACAGCCGCTACCGCTACCTCATCTTCAACAGTGCCGGCGACGAAGGCACCGACGATGGGTTCTGGGACGCCGACGACGACTACAACCTCGTTGCAGTGCGGGACGGCGACGACCTCCGCATCCATGTCCACAACTACACGGATAGCACCTGGAAGCACTTTACAGGCGGCGCCCTAGTCGGGTTCTTCGCGGGCTACGACTTCCCACAGAAGAAGATCGACTTCAGAGCCACCAACGTCGCCTTCCGGAAGACTGGCTCTAGCGGCAACCACTACGAGGGCATCGCCGACCTCCCAACGGCGGACTCGGGTACGAACTACACCGACGCAGCAGGCGCGACCGGCACCCACGGTTACCGCGACTACGGCACTGGTGTCGGCAGCCGAAACGCCAACCGCCTCGGCTGGATGGCGAACGACAGTTACTTCTACCACGCCCGTGCGTGGTCCCGCGCCTGGCCTCAGGCCACCATCGTCTACGAGTCGGGCAAGCGGTTTGTCGCTGCTCAGGGCGGCGCGATGGATGACCTCATCAAGTCCGATGTCGGCTTCTTCACCGAGGACCCGTCGGTGAACCCTAACAAGTTCTACGATCGCGTCTCAGGGCAATACTGGCGGACCTACAAGGGCGACACTGCCGATAGTGGTGTCAAGAACCCGACCAAGGGCAACATGACCCAGATCAAGGGTTCGCCTACCGAGTTCACCGGAGTGCTCATCACTGACGAGGCGTCCGTTGCGGAGACCGAGGCGCAGTACCACATCTACGCGTCGAGCCTCGGCGACGGCTCGATTGTGGTCACTACTGGCAAGGCATCTTATGTCCTACCGAGCCGCCAATGGGACGGCAGCGCATCGGCCTCTTATGTCAAACCGCTCGCCGACGCGGGCATCGACCCGCAGCAGTTCAACTGGTTCACGACCAGCATCATCCTAGATGATGTCTCCGGTGACTACGACCTAACCATCCGCGACCTGGACATCAACGGCAACCGGATTTTCGACGCCCCGCTGGGGGCCAACGACACAGCGATCACCGTCAGTACTGACAGTATCGTTGTCTACCTTGGCGGCATGGCGGCCACCAACAGCGGCGACACACACATCGGTGAGTTCCGCCTGTGGTCGAAGAACCGCTACGACGACGCGACGGAGGATTACGACTTCCTAACAGGGCGCGTCAAGGGCTCTGAGTGGGGCGACCTCTACTTCTACGCCACCTTTGAGCCGGCCGACCTAGTGACGGCGACGACCTATAACCACCGTGGTTCGCTGTCGGCTGACCTATTGACTCTGGTTAATAGTTCCTCCATCGTCGACACCCGCGAGTCGAACAGCTCTGGCGGCGCGACCGACCCGGCCCCGGCCATTGGCATCCCGGCGCCGCCCTACGACTACATCACCGCCGCAGAGCTATTCAGGACCGCCCGCTACCCTATCGGCGACCCTGACGACGATGGCGAGGTGCAGAAGGCCCTGAAGGCCGTGCGCGGCCTCCCCCTCTACAAGCTCGCTCGTATCCCCGCCGGCGACACATCCTATGTCGACGTCGCACCCGACGAAGCCCTCGGCGCCGAGTCGCCCGAGGCCGGCACCGGTCAGATTCCCGACGCCCCCAACGGCATCGGCATCTGGCAGAACCAGCTCCTCACTTGGCGCGGCAACGAGATACACTTCGCCGAGCCATCGGTCTTCGGCTGGGAGTCGTTCCCGTCGTGGTTGACCTACCCAGTGCCCGTTCCCAAGAACGGCTCTGACATATTGGCAGTCGCGGAGGTCGCCGACAGTCTAATCGTCTGCGGCGAATCTTGGACGGTATTGCTCGTTGGTTCGCCGTCGAGCCCCCGCGTCATGGACCTCGGTTCAGGAGCGGGCGTCCAGGCTGTCGATTGCCTCGTCACTCAGGGCGGCCTCGCGTTTGGCCTCGGAAAGCAAAAGCTCTGGGCCTACAAGGAGGGGCAGCTCGACGAGTCCTTCGGTACCCCAGTCCACGAGTTGCTCCCAACCAACGGCCGCCTCGCCATTAGCGGCAACCTGTCGAGCCTCTACGTCATCGACCAGGACTCCGATGTCACGCTCCGCTACCACTTCCCAACCGGCTCCTGGTCCATCGAGGAGCGGGATGCGGTCGATGTTGGCGACACCAGTGCCGGCACCGCCTGGGTCCATTCGTCAGGGTCCTACTCCCTAGAGTCGTCCAGCGTCTACGCCGACGACGTAACCACTTCCACCGCCACGAACTCTGTGGGTAGCATTGCGACTACTTCCACGATCTTCATGGCCGCCGATCCTAATGCACCCGTTGGCTCCCGTGTGCTAGTAGTCGATAACACCGGCCTCGGCATCCTTACCCGCGTCGTGAGCTTCGCTTAAACATGGTCTACAAACTAGACGGAACCCAGGCTAACTCCGGCACTGCGCCCGCAGACGCCGACCTCGTACCATTCTACGACGCCAGTGCATCGGGTACTGACCCGACGGACAAGATCGCCGACATGAATATGACCCAGCTCGCGGCCTATGTCGCGACCAAGACAGGGTTCGGTGGCCTCAACAACATGGACGCTGTAGGTGATCCAGCCGCCTCCAACGATACAGGTGAGGGCTACGAGGTTGGCTCTATGTGGTACAACCAGACCTCGAACGCCCTCTTCGTGGCCGAGGACGTCTCATCCGCCGCCGCTGTCTGGACCAACGTCAGTGCCTCCGTCACCGAGAAGGTCCTCGAGGACCTCTGGTCAGCAGCCGCCACCCCGATCCTCGCAACGGGCGACAAGTTCCCGTTCGCCGATGTCAGTGGCACCGACACCATCGGCACTGCCACCGCGCCCGACATCTGTAGCACGGGCGGCGCACTCCTGAAGGACGGCACGACCGACCTGACCGGCGACCTCGTTATCAACGAGCGGGCCGACCACGCCGACACGCCGACCGCTGGTAAGGGCCAAGTCTGGGTTCGCTCTGACACCCCCAACGTCCTAGTGTTCACCGACGACGCTGGCACCGACACAGTGCTAGGAGCGGGCGGTGGAGACCTGTGGACCGACCCACTCGACTCGGACATCATCCCCGACACGACGAACACCTACGACCTCGGCTCTGCTGCGGCCCGGTTCGCTGAGTGCCATGTCACGACCCTAGATGTCAACGGTAACATCACATTGCTCGGCACGGTAGATGGGCGAGATGTTGCGGCTGACGGTGCAATCCTCGATTCGATCACGCCAACCTCCAAGTACGAGACGGCAGTTGCCTCGGACTTCCCCGACGCAACCGATGACAGCCTCGGGGTATTTGCCCTGTGGATTCACACTACCGACCAACGGGCCTGGATCTGTGTCGATGACACGGCAGCAACGGCTGTTTGGCTAGAGTTGGCAACGGGCGCAGGTGACGCGTGGGGCGATGTGGTCGATGCGGTCATCACTCCCGATGCTGACGGAACCCGCGACCTCGGACTGACCGGTACTAGATTCGCCACGGCCTATGTCGATGACCTCGATGTCACCACCAACATCGTCGTTGGCGGAACGGTTGACGGTCGAGATGTTGCTGCTGATGGCGCAACGCTCGATGCTCTCCAGACCTCAATCAGTCTTCTCAGCGTCGAGAAGAACACGGCAGGCACGATCACGAAAGGGCAAGTGGTCTATGTCGCCGGATATGACACGGACAAGCCGACCGTCGAGCTTGCCGACGCTGACAACGCTGCCGCAATCCCACCAATCGGTGTAGCAAACGGGTCCATCACGGACACGGCTGCTGGCGATGTGGTACTGGACGGGTTACTCGACGGCTTCGACACCTCATCGTTCACGGCCGGAGACAACGTCT